CAGCATCGTTGCGATTCGGGTCGCTCTGACATTATTAGGGTTTGTCAGGGTTATTCACCATGAAGGGCCGATTAAATTTCATACTGTCACCACGCCTTCCGATTGGAGAGAACCCTCTCCCCGTCGGTTGAAACGGATGATAGATGATATTTATGACATCCTTCATGATCTTGGGGTGGAGCAGTACCGTGTGCCATCAGGCCCTCTACCGCTTCATAGAAGCAATAGAATGGGACCTAATGGACATTCGGTATTTGCTTCCCATTGGGATGCTCTCGCTCTAAGGGAGAGCGGGCTCTGGCAGACTTTCGTCGTCTTGGCAGAGGCCCTGGGATCTTCCCCCTTGACCCGTAAGGTGGATATCCTGGCCCAGCTCACAGAATCCTGGTTGCTAAATCGTCTCTCGCTTACCTGGTCTCTTCCCGAGCATCGACCCGTCTTAGGGCGGTTCGGTGTTAAGGATGAGTACTGTGGTAAGAAGAGGCTATTTGCAATCAGTGATTACTGGACCCAGTCCGTCTGTAAGCCCCTTCATGATTTCCTTATGGAAACCCTGAAGCGGATACCTATGGACGGATCTTGGGATCAATCTCGTGCTTCGGATTTGGTCCGCGCGGCAACTGCTCGGGGGATCAAACTATATAGTTTCGATCTCTCTGCAGCTACCGACCGGTTTCCAGTCCGATTCACGGAATTGGTGCTGGGTCCTCTAATAGGACCAGATGCGGCTTCTGCTTGGGTAACCCTCCTTACCGAGCGGCCGTATTGTTACAAGGGTGCAGAGTACCGCTACATGGCCGGTCAGCCAATGGGCACACTATCATCATGGGCAGCATTCGCGCTGTCCCATCATGTGGTGGTTCAATTGGCTGCACGGTTGGCGGGGCATGAGGGATTATTCAGGGACTACGCCCTCCTCGGTGATGACATCGTCATCTTCGATGGGGACGTAGCCACTGAGTATCGAGACTTCATGGACTGGTTGCATGTTGAGATCAACATGGACAAGTCGGTGGTAGGAGTCGGAATAGCAGAGTTTGCTAAACGGATTTTCTACCAAGGACATGAAGTCTCGGGGGTTCCAGCCCGGCTCCTACGCCTCGCGCTATTGTTTCCCTCAGGACTTCGAGTCCTGGTTGAAACTTTAGTTCGGAGACGTTGGGAGTTGACGGTGGAATCAATCCTTGGTGCCCTGTCCCTGTATAGCGACGTTAGTCGCTATACTCGTTTGTGGCGTCTGCTCCTTGTCTCTCTTATTGGCCCTGGTGCTCCGCTATCACGGCCAGCGCTGTGGGGCGGAGCCTGGAGGTCAGGATGGGAGGATCTTATTAGATTCCTCTTTACTGATCCTACAGGCTTGATCCGGCG